TACCACTGATGCCGATCTAGCAGGATTTGAGGCAGGCTTAGTAGATGAAGGTCGAAATCAATCTGGTGGGGAAACCCAAGGCGGACCAGGATTTTCTGGCGTACACGGAATGTCCGATCCATCTGAGGCAGGACCGGGCGGCGGTGGTAATCTTGCGAATAGTCTTACTGAGTCTATTGCACATAATATTATAGGTAAATATGTGGATGCTTTAGTAGGACTGCACAACTATGGAAATAAAGCTCAAGAAAAAGCAAGAGAGCAAGATATAGCATTTGATACCGGAGTTAAGGAAGGAGATCACGCTCAAGGTTTTAGCGGACGAGGTAAAGGTGTAGATATAGGAGAGCCATCAGGAGTTTCAGGCGCTGGTGATAATCCAGATGATTCTATAGTTTATAAGGTAGAAGCCCCTAAGACAACAGTTAGCGCACCGCCTGAAGTTTTTGTTCCTGGTTTAGGGCTTTTCTCTCGTGGCGGTATTATGGGTTATCATGACGGTGGGGATGTAGTGGATGATCTTGGGGTCCTGCATGACGCCAGTACACACACCCATGATGATGAAAATACTTCACCCGGAGTTAATTATGCTCCTATTGATTATGAAGATTACGTATCTAAAGTATTTGGAACAGGGCTTCAAAATCCCGCAACCGGTGGAAAGTCCCCAAAAGACTGGCAACAATCCTATAAAGATTCCCTGGCTGTGGATAACAAAACAAGGAACAGGCGAAGAGAATTAGCGGATAGTTTAAATTTTGGCAGGGGATCAGTAGAAAATTACAATCGGGAAGGAGGTAATGAAGTTTTCAAGGCTAATAGGGATGTAGCTCTGTACCTAACAGAGGAACAGGGACTGGATAGTGAAGAAATAGCTTCAGTAATCCATAGCTTTAGGGCAGGACATAAAAACATTTTTGGTAGCACCTCCAAATTTAATTTTGCCGGGGAAAACGAAAAAGCCATAGCGTATTTAACTTCCCTTGCAGAAGGAAAAGACGCACAGCGTAAAGGTATTACACAAGTAGACATAGGAGAAGGTCAGACTAACCGGGATGTACTTAAAAAGATTTTTGCTAACGACTACAGTAAGGGTGCTGGCGGGATCAGATCCACAAGATATGACGAATGGGAAACTGTCGATGATAACACTGCGTATAGTATGCTAGTTAATAAAGGTGATAAAGAAAACGCCTTTATTAAGGATAAATATAATGTTGATTTAGATGCAGCCGCTACCGTTGATGAAGTAAATAAATTTATGCCTGTGATAACATCAGGAGGTTTAAACCTAGAAAATAAATTCGCTGGCGAAACTTACGAGGATATAGTCGCACGAGGGGATAAGACTCCAGCGGAACATCGACAAGGTCTTATGAGTAAGAAAACGGCTGAAGAGGGTAGTAGATATCTTGAAGGCGTAGGACAAGTATAAATTTAATTAATGGGCTACCCCCTGCCCTCTTTATGATAAAGAGCTACCGGAGGCCCCTATAGAGAGAGAATAAAATGGAACAAGCAGTACACGAAAAGTCTAATGTTGCAGTTATGAATTATAAGGCTTCAAGGGTTGAAGAGGAAGAAAAAGAAATTAAAGAGCTAGAAGCTCAGAGAATCGGAGTAACAGAAGAAGAAAAAGTAGAGCTAGCCCCTGAAGAGGAGACTTTTAAGAAGCGTTACGGAGATCTTCGACGCCACATGCAGAGTAAGGACTCTCAGTATACGGAAGAGGTTACTCGTCTTAAAGAACAGCTAGACTCAGTTACAAAGAAACAAGTAAAACTACCTAAAAGTGATGAAGAGCTAGACGACTGGGCACAGAAGTACCCCGATGTTGCGAAGATCGTAGAAACGATTGCAACTAAAAAGGTGACTGAGGCTCGAAAAGAAGTTGATGAAAAACTTGCCTACGTAGATCAGATGCAAAAGAAGATTAAGACAGATAAGGCAGAACAAGAGTTATCTACTTTGCATCCGGATTACGCCGAGCTTCGTAACGACAAAGATTTTCATGACTGGGTGGGAATCCAACCTAAGTGGATTCAACAAGCTCTCTATGATAATGAAACGGACTTTCTTGCTGCTTCAAAGGCGATTGATCTCTATAAAATGGAGAGTGCACCGAAGCCTACAGCAAAAGATGCAGCTAAAAATGTTTCTCGTCCACGTCGATCAGAGGAACCTGTTATTGAAAGTAAAAGTAAGTGGTCAGAAACTAAGGTAAAGAAACTTCGACCTGACGAGTATGAAAAATTTGAAGATGATATTATGGATTCTATACGAAAAGGTCAGTTTGACTACGATATTTCTGGTGCTGCCCGATAGTAAAGGTGAGTTAACTTTTTACTTGACAAATAAAAATTAATATGTTATACTTATGTTCGATAATACAGGACGCCTCTATATATAGACTACCGTCCGACTACTTCCACTAACAATGCTGGAAATTCAACAACCTGTACGACTTAGGCCGGTATATCCATACCCTAACTAGTCAGCCTTGAATGCCTACTGTTAGTTCTTTTAGCAAAACATAGCCTGAAAGGAGCAAACCAATGGCTTTCTCAACCGCTGCTGGTTACGGTAACCTTCCTAACGGTAACTTCTCGCCAATTATCTATAGCAAGAAGGTACAGAATGCGTTCCGTAAGACCAGTATTTGTGAAGACATCACCAATAGCGACTACTTTGGTGAAATTGCTAACTTTGGCGATACCGTTCGTATCATCAAAGAACCAGAGATCACCGTTAAAGAGTATTCCCGTGGAACTGTTGTTACCCCACAGGATCTCGATGACGAGGATTTCACTCTTGTCATTGATAAGGCAAACTATTTTGCTTTCAAGATCGATGACATTGAAGAGGCTCACTCTCACGTAAACTTTGAATCCCTTGCTTCTGATCGGGCTGGCTATCGCCTTCGTGATCAGTATGACCAGGATGTTCTTGGTTACCTGACGGGTTTCAAACAGTCTGCCATGCACGGCTCCCCTAACACTGTTCGGGTTGTTGGTGACAAGGCTGGTACTGATCCGGTTTCAACCGCTGCTGCTAACGGTCTTTTGGCTACTATGCTAGTTGCTCGTGACAGCTTCGTTGGAGGCGGTGCCTCTACTGATTCCATCTCTACTCATCCTGATAATTCGACTGGTGAAGCTACTCCGCTTCAAGTTCTTAATCGGATGGCTCGTTTGCTTGACCAGCAGAATGTAGACCGTGATGGTCGTTGGGTGGTTATTGACCCAGTATTTGCTGAACAGCTAAATGACGAAAACAGCAAACTTCTGAGTAACGATTTTGCTGGGGGTCAGAATGCGGGAGACGTTCTCCGTAACGGTCGGGTTGTTTCGGGCATGGTTCGTGGTTTCCGCGTTTACCTGTCGAACAACTTGCCTTCGGTAGGTACGGGTCCGGCTACCGTTGATACTAACGGTTCCGCCGTTCACTACGGTGCGATTGTTGGAGGCCACGACTCCGCTGTTGCCACGGCTTCTCAGATTGAGAAGGTCGAAACGTATCGCGATAATGACAGCTTTGCTGACATTGTTCGTGGTATGCATTTGTATGGCCGTAAGGTGCTTCGTCCCGAAGCTCTCGTTCGCGCCCATTACAACATTGCGGCTTAAGGGAGGGCATAGATCATGGCTACCGTTACTACACTAGCTTCGACCGTCCGCAATCCCGGCGCTCGTGGGCGTAGTCCGTACTACGTTCAGAATGAGATCGACTTTGCTGCTGCTGTTACCGCTAAAGGTACTGCACTGGCTGCTGCCGATATCATTGAAGCACTTACGATCCCTGCCAACACGATGATTATGTCTGCTGGCATGGAATGCACCGTTATTCATACTGGTACTTCTACTGATTGCGCCCTTGACTTGGGTGTAACCGGTGGTGATCCAGATGCGTTTGTCGATGCATTTGACTTTGATGCGGCTGCTGCTGGAGCTTATGCGGTTCCTGCTGCACCGGGATGTGCAATTGTACCGGCTGCTGCCGATACGCTTGACATTCTCATCCAAGCACAGACGGGTACTACCCTGACCGGTAAGATGCGTGTCTTTGCATGGTTGGCTGACGTTGACGATCTTAGTGGTCTTTCTGCTAATGAAGTTGACCGAGATCAGCTCGATTAATAGTTATTGGGGTGGGGCGTAAAAACCTCACCCCTTTACTTTTGGAAAATTAATGACAACTACGTTTTTAACTTTAGTTAATGATTCCTTACGCCGTCTCAATGAGGTTGAAATTGCATCAGCCGATTTTGCGGCGGTCTCCGGTTTTAGGGCGCAAGTTAAAGATGCGGTAAATTCTGCGTTACATGAAATTTCTCAAAGAGAATATTTCTTTCCTTTTAATCATACCACCGGTACTTTAACTATGGTTGTAGGAACTGATGTGTATGCATTGGCGAGTGCTGTTAAGCTAGCTGATTGGAACTCTTTTAGAATTACTTACGATGCGGATAATAATTTTTCTGCACGTAAATTAAAACAAATGGATTATAATACTTTTTTAGATGCTTACTTTGAAAGAGATAACGAAGCAGGTACAGGTGATTATAGTCAACCTATATTTGTATACAAAACACCTTCTGGAAGTGCAGGGGTTACTCCTAAACCAGATCAAACTTATTCTATCTCCTATGACTACTACGCATATCATACTGATTTAAGCGCAGCAACAGATACGATGGTTGTACCTGATGCTTTTAAACATGTTGTTGTTGATGGTGCAGTGTATCATTGTTATATGTTTAGAGATAACTCTCAACAGGCAGCTTTAACCAAACAAAAATTTGATCTTGGTATTGATCGTATGAGGTCTCTTCTTATTAATACTAACAGGCTTCTTGAAGTTAGAGATACTAGAGTTTCTTCAGTTATCAACGGGGGCGGTTAATGCCCGATACATTTAAGGATGTAACTGTCCTTTCACGGGGAGGACTCTACACCAATGAAGATGCTCTTGCACTAGCTGCTAGTAATCCTGGTGCAGCTATTCGTATGTTAAACTTTGAAGTCTCTCAATTTGGAGGTTATCGTAGAATATCTGGTTTTTCTCCTTATGATTCAAGTAATACTACTGTACCAGGATTAGGAAAAATTCTTGGTCTCTGGATTCATCAGGATAACGTGTTTGCTGCAAGACGTAATGTTGGGGATGCAACAGGCACATTAGGCAGTAACCCTATAACTGTAACAGATGAATCTACTACGTTAACGATTGCTCACACTTCTCACGGGCTGGCAGTAGGGTCATTTGTTACATTTGCTGGTGCTACAGCAGTCGGTGGTTTAACTATTAACAGCGTTGAAATGAAAGTGCTTACCGTTGCTACCCATACCTATACGGTTGCATTTACATCAGCAGGAACTTCTACAGCTACAGCAGGGGGTGCTTCAGTAACGTACTCGTATAGTTATAATTACTTTATTTATAAACATATAACGGGGGTAGGCTGGGGAAGCAATGTAGGTCCAACAGGTAGAACAGTGATAGGTGTTGAAAAACTTAGATCAGCAGATCATAGTTTTACGGGTTCACCGGTTCATGTTTTAACAGATGGTATTAATAGACCTGTAAGACATACAGGAACCACCTTTGTAATTATTTATGATAAACAAGGAACATCTAATACCGATACGGATGCACAATTATCTAACGCATTTGACTCAGTTAACAGCGATGCTACAGTAACAGTAGATCACGTCGCTCATACTTTAGCTGTAGGTGACATCGTTCGATATAGCGGTGTTAATGTTAACGTAGGCGGGGTTTCTATAAATGATGCTGATTTTACTGTAGCTACTGTAGCGGATGTTGATACTTATACATTTGAATTGGGCTCTACTTCTAGTGCTGGTAGCCAAACAAATGTCGGCGGTACGGTAATTAACTTCTTCTATACAAGGAGCACATCATCAAAGGATTTTATAGGTGCTAAGTATACTACTGATTTTAGAAACCACCAGTTTTTTGCTGGTATGTCTATTAACCCAAACTTCTTAGCATATAGTGGCCCCAATGATGATTTAGATTTTACAGTAGCCGCCGGTGGGGATACAATTAATGTAGGATTTGTAATAACAGGAATAGCAAAGTTTAGAGATTCTTTATATATATTTGGTACGGATAAAATTAAAAGGCTCACCGGTAATACAAGAGCAGACTTTATATTATCAGAAGTAACTAATAATATCGGTTGTATAGCTTCAGATAGTATTATTGAAATAGGCGGTGATATTCTCTTTCTAGCTTCTGATGGTATCCGTCCTATTCAAGGTACTGCTCGTATCGGTGATATCGAACTTGAGACTGTTTCAAAACCTATACAACAACTTTTACAGGCACTGCCTTCTAATCATACACTATCTAATATGTGTTCTGTAGTTATACGAAATAAGACTCAGTTTAGATATTTCTTTCCTTCTACTTCATCAACAGCAGATAGTGAAGGCATTATAGGAGGGCTTAGATTTGCGGATAGAAGAGTAGGTTGGGAGTTCGGGCAACTCTTAGGTATTCAAGCGTCAGTTGCTACTAGTGGTTTAATAAATAGTCAAGAAGTAGTTGTTCATGGAGATTTAAATGGGAAGGTATTTCAACAGGATCTAGGAAATGATTTTGACGGGTCAGAAGTTATTTCCGTTTATGCTACTCCATTTTTATATTTTAATAGTACAGAAAAACGTAAGGTTTTTCAACACCTATCTCTTTTTACACGACCTGAAGGATCATCAACGATTAACTTAGGTGTTGCTTTTGATTGGGACGATCCTAATGTACCTAATCCTCTTACTTATCCTCTAACAACAGCGGGTGCGTTGTTAAGATATACTACAGGATCAGGAACGTATAATTCTACTTTTACTTTTGATGGATCATCTAGTCCCGTACTAGAAACAAATATTCAAGGATCAGGTAGAGCTATGTCTTTAATTATAACTTCAACAGGAACTCAGGCACCCTATAGTATTAGCGGATTTTCCGTTACTTATCAAGAATATGGATATAGATAATGGCAGGATATACTAGACAGTCATCAGCGCAAATTCTTAGCGGCGAGATCGTTAGTGCTGCGCCTTTGAATGCCGAGTTCAACCAAGTACTAGCTGCTCTTGACGAAACTACCGGTCATAGTCATGATGGAACTACAGCAGAAGGTCCACCTATCGACAGGGTAGCCGATGCAGATCAATTAAATAAAGTACTAGTAGATACCGGTAATAACCAGCTAGAGTTTTACGTTCAGGTATCTGCTGCGTCAGTAGAGCAGCTTAAAATCCAGGACGGTGGAATCGTACCGGTAACAGATAACGACATCGATCTGGGTACTAATTTGTTACAGTTTAAGGATGCGTATATCAATGGAACAGCTAACATTGACGCCTTGGTGGCGGATACCGCTGATATTAACGCCGGTACAATTGATGGTACTGCTATTGGAGGAACTTCTGCATCCACTGGTGCTTTTACTACAATCTCTGCTACAGGAGTTGTCTCTTTATCTGATGGAAGTGCTGGAGCCCCTGCTCTTACAAATACAGGTGATGTTAACAACGGCCTTTATTTTAATGCTGCCGATGAGCTTAGTTATACTTCTACTGGAACTGCACAGGTTGCCTTCGCTGATGGCGTAATTAAACCTGTAACAGATAATGACATAGATTTAGGTACAGCTTCTTTAGAGTTTAAAGATGCATATTTTGATGGCACGGTAACTACAGATGCGCTTGTAGCGGATACAGCAGACATTAATGGCGGGACAGCAGACAATGTTACTATTGGTGGCACGACGGCGGCGGCGGGTTCTTTC